ACTAATACAGGAGAAGTTAAATGGCATTTGCTACAAATACAGATTTAGAAGAATATGCACCAGAAGTGTTCAAACAAGGTGTTGATGATTGGACAGAAGAACTGGCCAAGGCACAGACTGATGTTACTAACATGATTCAATTCAAGTGGTGGAACAAATTCTATAGCAGAACTGAATTTGATAGTAGTAAGTTAGTTGAAGCACAGTGGACTAAAACTACAGTGTATCATACCATGTATGCTTATATACTACCAAGACTTAGTACATTTAGACCAGAGGGTGACCCGTTTAGAGAACAAATAGAGTTTTACAAAGAACGCTATAATGAAGAATGGGAATTACAGTTTGGTGTAGGTATCAAGTATGACTTTGAAGGAGATGGTTCAATTGATCCGTCAACTGATGTCAGACAAGTAAGTCAAACTAGGTTGTATAGATAATGGCACGCAGAGAAGATATACTAGTAAAAGTAGTTGAGTTGTTAAAAGCTCAACGCAGTGTAAGACTAGGCAAAGTTCAAAGAGATCCTATAGTGATTGAGGAATTAGCCGCAACAGCATTTCCAGCCGTATATGTTGAAAGCACAGATGAAGAAATAGTTGATATTACAATGACTATGGGCGCAACTGGTTTAGAGCGTATGGGTGAGTTGGAAATTGCGGTAGTGCTTGTTGTTGGTGGAAGAGAAAGAGATACACAGCGTAATATTGCTGTGGAAGCTATTGAAAATACACTAATGGCAGACCGTACATTAACTGATACTGTACAAGATATTAGGCTCTCAAGAGTAGAGACTGTGACAACCGGTGAAAGTGCACCTTTTGCCAGTTGCAGGATGGTATTCACAACAGAATACTGTTATCAATTAAATAATACATAAGGAAGATATATTATGGCATGTTACGCAGGAAAAGATGGTGCTCTCTCAGTAGGAGGCACAAATGTTGCAATGTTAACAGCATGGAATGTAACACAGTCAGCGGAAACGCTGGAGTGTGCATACATGGGTGTTGATTGGAAAGACTATAAAGCTGGTTTAAGATCATGGGAAGGTTCAGCAGACGCTAACTTTACTGATGACTCAGCAACTCAGGCTATGAATGAAATAGTTGTAGGTACAGAAGTAGCAGTGGTATTTTACCCAGTTGCAGCTGGAACTATGAGTTTCACTGGCAACGCAATAGTTACATCAATTGACAATAATGTTGCATTAGGTGATGTTCAAACTGTAAGTTTAAGTCTTACAGGTACTGGATCATTAGTTACTGACATTACTGTTTAAGTAAAACTTTTATTATGGGTCTTAACGGGCCCATAATATTACAAAGTTAGTACCCCTATTAAGAGGCTAACACAACCGTGATATTAATCACACACAAAACAAGGAAGATATATTATGAGCAAAGAAAACAAAAGCGTATTAGGTAATGCAACGCAACATTTTAGAAATGCATTATCACAAGAATTAAAAAGTGTTGAAGTTCCAGAATGGGACACAACTGTCTATTTCAAAACAGCAACAACATTTGCAAGTGAAAAGAAAATACTTGACCTACACTCAAAAGGTGAAACAGTAGAAGCATTAGTAGAAACACTAATTGCAAAATCACTTGATAATGATGGCAACAGAGTATTCTCAAACGCAGACAAAGTTGTACTAATGAGAGAAGTAGACCCAGAAGTTATTATCAGAATTGTTACGGCAATGAATGATGCAAAAGAAGAGGCAAAGAGTAGCCTGGGAAACTAAGTGAGGATCTAGAACTACTGTTTATCTTTAAGGTAGCAGAAAGTCTAGGTCAAAGTGTTGAGTGGGTGATGAATAATGTGTCACACATTGAATTAGAAGGTTGGGCTAAATACTATGAGCACATACATAACGCTCAAAAGGCAGCCAATAAAGGGAAGTAACTATGTTAAAAGGTAAAAGCAGTAAAAGTGTTTACAAAGACATCCTTAATCAAGTTAACGCTGATTGGGACAACTATGTTAATGAACTTGAAAAGAACCTACGCACAACAACACCAATAGATACTGGTGCTGCCCGCAGAAAGTGGCGCCAGTTAAACAAATTAAAAATAAATGAACGCTCAAATAGAAAAAAGATACTTGATAACCGTGTTGGGTACGCAAGTATATTAGACGGGTCTGAAGGCAGGCCCACAAGTAGACAAGCACCCAGAGGTATTGTTGAACCAGCACTTAGGAAGACCAGACAAAAATAAAAGGATGACAATACTATGAGCGGTACAAGTAGATATGAAATTGATATTGTTGCTAATAACAAAGCATCAAGAGCCTTAAGTAAAACTAACAAACAGTTAGGTAAAATAAATTCCAACGCTAAAAAGTCCAACAGTGCATTAAAGACTATGGGCACACTAGCAGCCAGTGCCGGTGCAGCATTAGGTACTATTAAACTTGCACAAAGTTTCTTAAACACAGCTAAACAGTTTGAGAACTTGGGTGTACAGTTAAAGTTCATTACAGGTAATGCAAAAGACGGTGCTAGAGCATTAGGCATTGTTGAAGAAGCCGCATCTAAGAGTGCATTTGCTATGAGTGATATGGCAAACGCTGCACCATTACTATTAACAGTTGGTAGTGTAGATCAATTAGGTGATTCATTAGATATTGTTGGTGACATTGCCGCAGCAACTGGTATAGATTTCAATACAACAGCAGAACAAATACAGAGAGCATTCAGTGGTGGTATTGCTAGTGCTGATATATTCCGTGAAAAGGGTGTTAAGAGCATGCTTGGTTTCCAAGAAGGTGTAGAATATACAGCTGAAGAAACTGAACGCATGATCCGTGAAGCATTTGAAAATGGTACTACAAGCCTTAAAGGTGCTACAGCAGAGATGGCTAAAACTTGGACTGGTCAATTAAGTATGATGGGTGACAAGTGGGATCAATTCAAATTAAAAACAATGGAAAGTGGTTTATTCCCAGCACTTAAAAAGCAATTAGGTGATTTAGATAAATTCTTCAAAGACAACGCACAAGCAATTGATGATATGGCTGTTGCATTAGGTGAAGGATTAGCTGCCGCAGTTATAAAAATTGGTGAAGCAGTTGCCTTTATTGCAGAACATTCAGATAAGTTTGCTACTGCAGCCAAGATATTAATTGGCTTAAAATTAGCTAGTTGGGCAATTAAAGCCGCAATGGCAATGAGAACTTTAGCAACTGGTGTTATGACAGTTATGGCATTTAGTGGACCACCAGGATGGGCAGCTATTGCAACAGGTATTGCAACTCTTACATTAGGAACATTAGCACTAAACAAAGCATTTGGAGAAACTACTGAATCATTTTCAAAAGATGAATTAGGTGGAAAGATCAGTGAAACAGAAGCTAGAATCAAAGAACTTACAGCCGCAAATGCAGAATTAGAAACACAAATGAAAGATCTTGGAACACCTTTCCAAGACTTTACTATTGATCTAAATGACACAAATAATGTATTCAAGAGTTTAGAAGATCAAGTAATTCAAATACCAAACGCACTTGATCATGTTACAAATAGTATGGCTTCAAATAGTGCTGAAATATTCTTACTTGAAAAAGAACTTGCATCATTAAAAACAATGTATGATGAGATTGAACCTGCTACTGCAGATTTAAGTAACCGCAATGAAGAACTTGCTGAAAGTTTATCTAAAGTTAACAAAGAAGTAAGTGGCCCAGACTTTACCAAATTCAATGAATTATGGGGAAGCTTAAGAAGTGAACTATTTCCAGTACAAACAGAAATTGCAAAAATTAATTCACAAATTGATTTGTTTACAAAAGCTATTGCAGACGGACATCCTGAAGCAGACTTGTTATCAACTTCAATAGTTAAAATGAAACAAAGATTAGCTGAACTTAATCCAGAAACACAAGCCATTATTGAAAAACTAGCAGGCTATAAAGATGCTGTAGTGTTAGCCGCTGAAGCAGATGCTAGAGCAAAAACACAACTAGATAATAAGGTTACGGCAATGAACTCACTTAAAGAAAGTTTATTTCCATTAGAAACACAAATGAATACATACAGTAATCAAATTGACACACTGAATTATCTCATTGAAAATAACATTGGTAATACTGATGAATGGAGAAGAATGATAGTAGAGCTTAGAAAACAAATGGCTCTTGCTGATCCTGAAACACAAGCATTGATTGAGCGTTTGACTGGTTATCAAGATGCAGTACTAAGAGCTAAAAGAATTCAAGATGCAGATGCACAATCTAAATTAGATCTCAAAGAAGCAGCATTGGCATTGTATGATAGTTTGCATCCACTTGAAACACAGTTAAAGACTTTAACTGAACAACAAGACATAAACAGAGATGCATATGAAAAGCAATTGATAACTATAGATCAATATATAAAAACTCATAATAAGCTCAAAGACAAAATTAATGAAACCAAAGATTCTATGAAAGGACTAGGTAATACAGTAAAAGAAACAACAGAAGATATGAGAACTGAAGGTGAAAAGTATGTTGACAGCTTCAACAAAGACTTTAACAGAAAACTTGCTGATGGATTAGCCAATGGTACACTAAGCTTCCAAACATTTGCAGGAAGTTGGAAAAAAGTATTAGCAGACCTTATTAATGATACACTTAACAAAGGAACACTGTTAAAGGACATACTTGGTATGTTTGGTAATATATTTGGAGGTAGTAGCAAAGGACCAGGTTTCCAAATACCAATGATGGCGGGTCCAATGGATTATTTACAAGGCTCACCAATTAGTGGTATGGTAGCAGGTCCAATGGATTTCTTACAACCATATGCAGATGGTGGTAAAATTGCTGCAGGTGAGACTGGTATTGTTGGAGAAGCTGGTGCAGAGCTAGTTACAGGACCAGCAACAGTAACACCAAACAAAGAAATTGGTGGTGCCAAGCCTGCGGTAAATATAACAATACAAGCAATTGACACACAAACAGGAACTGAATTCCTGTTAAAGAACAAAAAGCAAATTGAAGGCATAATACAGCACGCCTACAATAGACGCGGCAAACAGGGGATTTATTAATGTTAAGCATATATACATATCCAAATAATTCAGGCACAGGTTACATTGATCCAGATTATTATGGATCAACAACACCAGCAGGTGAAACTGGATATTACAAAAGAATATTAGAGTTAAAAAATGGAGCATACAAGCCTTGGGTTACAGGACAAACAGCACCAGTAGATAGTGTAAGTGATCTTATTACTGCAACAGGTAAATTCCACAAAGGTGTTAGCACTGAAAATGGATTAGAAAACATACAGATATACAGTTATTACAATCAACCTCTGATTACAATTGACAGTGTAGCAATAGCAGAAAATGTAACACTTGGTGTCCCAGATGCAGTTCCAGCCGCAAGACTCACAGTAGGTGATACAAGTGAATTTGTTGATGGTGATAGTGTATTATTGACAGGATTTAATGGTACACTTGCTAGTAATAATAATGATAGTATGTTTATTGATGTTATTAACAGTACTACAGTAGATTTATACAGAGATGTTTCATTAACAAATCCATTAAGATACACACAATCAATAGCATCACAACCAGGAACAGTAATTGATTATAGTACATCAAGCACAAGTGTAGCATTGTATGATCAACCATTACAGATAACACTAACAGGCTTGGGTGCTGGACATGATGGTGCAGGAATTGAATTTGCAACAGGAAGTGGTAATGATTGGCAAGAAAGATTATTTAACATGACGGGGTACTGGAGTACTGATCCTGGATTTTACATAAAACATAATACTGGTAATGTCTTTGATCTATATTTCAACTATGTTCCAACTTCAGGAAATGCTCAGCCCGTTAGAAAACTAAATTATATTGGTGATGGAAATGCATTAAATCCTAATCTTGATTTCTTAAGAATAACAGGTGTTAAACCTGATCATACAAATACTGGAACCTTTAAGTTTGACCCTAATCCATCAGGACATGATATGTGGGGGATTCAGAGATTAAATTCCATTACTAATGATTGGGTAACTGAGTTAAAAGGTTCTCCATTTGGACTACAAGGCACAAATGCATCAGGTTATATTTTACCTGATGCTACAGGTGATACTGGTGTAAGTATGAACACAAACTATCTATATACAAAAGAACAAAACGCATTCTTAAACGGTAACGGAATTGGACATGGTTATTATGTTGAACCAATATATGATGACACAGGAACAGTTCAAATCAATGACAAGCGTGGTGATCATGTAAACTGGACACCAAAAGCCGTATATGTAAACTATGACGGATTAAGTCATGAAGATGGTGGACAGGATATACAAAACACTGGCACCTATCCAGCTACTTTGATGCAAAACAGATGGTTCAAAGGTGGTGCATCAGAAACTGTACCATACACTAATTCATTTATACAGGATTCAACTCCTGTAGACTGGACAAAACCAGGTGGAGATTTATGGAAAGTATCCCAAGCAGGAATAGATTATCCTGCTTATACTAACGCAAGTGAGTCAACCAGAGAAGATTGGTTTGATGCTGAGATTATATGGTCAGACCCTACTGATGCTAACAACACAGAAGTTGATTATATTGAATTTAGATGGTTTAATCTAGCCGCAAGCCCTACTATTACAGATCCCAATTTACCATACAGCTATACTTCTAACATATACCAGTACATGAGTGATAAACTAGCCTCAAATCCAGCTTTTGGTCAATGGACTGATATAGGTGAAATGAAATATGTTGATTTAGTTTTAGATGGTTCAGATGTAAGTTATCCAATGATACTACAAGCTGAAAGTGTTGCGTATGGGTATCATCAAAACACACCTAGTTGGGGTCTAAATGAATGGAGACTTAGATGTTATGCATGGTCAGTTGATTCAGCTAAAAAAGAAAACACAACAACTAAACTTAATTTAAGTGGTGCTAAACAAGGCGTAACAAACACGCAAAACACTTTTACGCCTGCCGTAATAACATATACACCTTACTTGCTTACTAATTATTTCCTTGGTGAAGTTACAACACCTTCAAATTACGCTTTTTACAGCAATCTTGAGAATATAAACTTTGATGCAACACCACTACCATCAACTTATACTTGGAATGCACAAGGAATGACTTCATTAAATGGCATAACTGTTCCAAGCACATTTCCATATTATGATGAAATGCGTACTGGAACACACTTGAAAGCGTTTGGAGGTAGTAGCCCAAATCTTCAAAATAGACTGTTAAAACTAGTAAGCCAAACTTCAACTACTAAAACATTTACTTTCCATGCAGGTCCTACTAATAATCCATATACAGCTGAATCAACTATTAATTGGGGTACAGCAACTAATATATCTTATACACAACTGGCAAGTGTTTCTATTGATGGAGGAAACTTTTTTACACGCAATACCAATCAATCAAACTTTGAATATTGGGAACCTTTGACAACTGCTACAGAATTTTATGATGGTGCTGAATATAAGTATGTTAAATTAGAAGCAAAATCAACTAATTTTACATCAGTCATAGGTGGTGTTAACATTGCAGATTCAACCACAGGTAATATTACACTAAATGGTACATATGCATTTAAGGCATCAAACCCACACATTTACTTTCCTGGTAATCAAACATACCAACAACGCACAGGTGAAAGCACATATGTAAATGGTGCAATTGTAGGTGATGAATATTATGATGAAAATTCA